GGGAGCTATAGTATGAATCAAACTTCGATCGAACGAAGATGATACACCGTACTTGATTGGCACGGGCGTAGTAAACGTCAACTCATCTGTATTGCCTGTGGGTGTAGATATTGCATGCGTAGAATTCGAACCATTCGTAAGACGAATAGCCACACCAGTCTGCACACCTAAACTCAACACATCCGCTACTTCTAACATGTCAAAAGTAGCAAGGACATCCTCTTCTGTAATTACATCAATGGGCGCATCAAGAATAATGCTGGTTATTTCGTCATCGTCGTATACTACGTCGCTTACGCGTGCGTATCCGTAATGTGACTGGAGTATATCGTGCGTCACACCAATTAAATCCCCGCGCCGACAAACAATCGACTCTACAGGAGCATTTAACGAGTAGAATGCTGCTCGACGTTCTGCTTGTAGTAGATCAAAGCTAGCCCTACGGATGATATCTGCTTCTTGCACAAGCCCGTCGTAGGTAACTTGCTCTAACCGGTTCTGCGATCCTTCCATATTAGTTCTGTAGACAACAACTTGATCGTTACCGTAATCCAAATCCTCCGATCGAAAGTTGATTCGGAACCCAGCCGGGAGTCGTGGAAACGCCTTCTTCCACGACAGTCCAGAACTGTTCCGTGGGGAAAAGATCTGAATTGGAGTATCAGCACTACGATCAAAATCTTGAATTACACCAAACAGTTCCGATCGATACAGTCGCCCATAGCCGCACGAGGATACAACACGAAGTAGATCAGGAACCTCAAGACCCTCAACCACCATGTCACAAATAAAATCTGAGGCGGCGCATCTTCTCCACCACGCTACTAGAGACTCATCATCCAGTAGTTCCTCAGGCAGCGGATCGAAGTTTTGCGCGCCTGTAAGAATGTCACGGAAGTGTGATGCCGGATTGCTTGACGTTCTAAACTCATCCCAATTCGATTGTCTACCGTTATACGGGAAGCGCACGTCCTCAACTACAACATAAGTAAAGTTTGCTGTATTCCAGAAGTTAGTCCAACCCGTAGCATTGACACTCAAGGCATTCTCAGAAAAATCTGTAGATATCGTTGCAGGTCCCGGAGGGAAAGGAGCTGTACCGCCGTCACTCGCAGAAAACCAATTGACACGAGTACTAAGAGCTGTTTGATTTGTAAATAAACCAACACGCCCCGCAGTAGTAATGCTCGCATCAGTAAGGGTAATCATCCAATCATCTGGTTCAGCGAGAGTAGCCGGCCAAGCCTTAGCTTTCAACGTTGTCCCGCGCATCTGCGCACGAATAAAATAATTTCTATCAGATACAACTGGAAATGGTGTTGATGATAAAAAGGTAAAAGTACCAGCAACAAATTTAGATACGAATAGGGTCGTTGTACCTGCTGCTGGAGCTGTTCTTAATCCTACACGATAACACTGCTCAGTTCCCGCCGCTCCACTAACTCGAAGGATAACACTACCGGGAATGTCAACGTCAGGTGTGCTGAGATCCGGGAACGGTCGAATAAAAGTGAGTACTTCCGGATCTGTCATACTCCCAGCAGCATCAAATGTAATACATGTTCTATTCGTTCCCGAGCTTCTTACTAACCAAAGACCACGACCAAGAGGAAGATCTTTGACATACCCTGACGCAATAGCTGATAATTTCTGAACTGCTCGGTTTCTAGCAACAATCGCTATCAAGGTCATGCTGGATTGAATGACTGGATACTCATTCCATACGTTGACCAATCGTACTAACGTTAAAGTATCGAGCAAACCCTCTCTTGTTAGCGGGAGTTCTCCAGAATCACGACGGCCAAAGAAGTCTAGAATGTCTCCGGAGTACTCGTACGTACTTCCTGTAAAGTTAGCAGCGACAAAAGTAGCACCACGCTTAATTTCAATATCATAAATTCCAGCTGGCCAACTAGCTGAGCTCAGATAAAAATCAATGTGCTCGGCGAATAAAACCACATTCCTAAGATTTGTAGTTGTTTCCGTTCCCGAAATAAGTCTATCATTACCCGCACCAGCTGAGAAATACGAGTCAGAATTAAATTCTGTGCCTAGCGGCTGGACATCTTGTGCGGGTACAAGCTTGCGTGCCTCTACAAATCCAATCGCAGAGGGTACGGGAGGAAGAGTTTCAGTAAGTGCAGATCCCCAGTAAATCTTTATCTGAAGATTTACCTGGTTCTGGGTATCGTTTTGATAATGGAATTCAGGAAGATCTCGCCAGGCCACTGAACCGCGTTTCCGCATACGCATACGGAAGGGAATGCGAAGCGACCCAGTAGCGTCTTGTCTTGACAAGCCAATTAAATTAAGATGGATCCAATTCTCATCAGGATCTATACGAGTGGTAATTGTATGAAAAACGGGAAGCGGATCGTCTCCCTGCAATGTGTCCTGATTCTCAGGATCAACGGTATGAACTGACAATTCTAGATTGGGTTCAGTAGTACGTCCCTGTCTTGCAGTTAGCGTAACTGCAACCTCACCCGGTAAACCGTTACGTACCTGGATCTCGATATCTTTTGCTGTATCATCATCCAAGTCAATTGCAGCGTCACCTAGACGGATATCTGATAAATCATGAGGTCCCGCAAGTCCCCAAAGAGCTTCAACAAATTCATTCTGACCAATACGTTCGATAATCGGTTCAGTTAGAAAAGCGGGGTACACTCTACGCGTACCGACCCTCAACTGATGCCGCCTCGAGACGCAACCCTCCTGCTGCCTGTTCTGCTCCTGGTTTTGCTGTAGGTGGAGAAGATAAAGCACTAAGAGCCAACGACCCAACAAGACCAACTACACCGGAAAGGACACTGGCGCCAATCGTACCTGCGGCGAATGCTGTACCGAGAAGAGGAGCTAACGCGCCAGCAGCGATACCCGCCGTGATAACAGTTAAAGCGATAGCAGCAATCAACCCAAAAATTGCTTTACCGCCCCCACCCTCGCCACCACCACCAATGTAGGCGTGCATTGATACAACTGTACCGCGCTTAGGCTTCATCCTCGGCCAGTATTCTTGCGGAACAAGCTCACCGTTGATTGTTATCGAACCTTGATCCAAAAAGTTTTTAGGAAGATGCGGATTGGTACAAACAATCTCATAGAGGGTTATACCCTCTCTGGCTTCTGAGATGTGTGGAGATCCTAAAGAAAAAGGATCACGATATAGTGTATGAGCCATGCTACCTCACTACAGAATCTTTATGCCGACGAAAGCTCACGATTCGCGCTCGTACTGTCATGTGTCCTAAAGGAACTAAAACAGAATCAACCGTTCTCTCAGTATGAAGGACATGCGTCCCCGAAGCTACAATTACTCCGACATGTCCTATTTGACGGGATCCGTAAAATCGCATAACAACAACATCAAAGGATCGAATATCTTCTTTGCGAACTTCGTACCAGGGTTCAAGGATGTGGTTATCTCCCACAGCCTGGGATACAGCTGCAAGGTCTTTTGCTGAGATTTCCCCATATGTCGGAAGTTCAGTATTGAGTTCATTCTTGTACACAAGCCTGACGAGTCCCCAACAATCGCAACCTTTAAGATCGCGACCTTTGTCTACGAAAGGAATGCCTACATACTTGTCGATCCAGCTCATCGGAATAACCCGGGGAACCTATTCTTGGTAGCCATCATACCGGGCCAGATTTCTTGTGTGTAATCCCAAGAAACGATGCGACCCGTAATCTGAATCGCATCAGCCTCGACCTCAGTGAGATACAATTGCGGAGCGTCATACGTATGAATTGCAGAACCTGGACCGTTCTTCTCTGTACCAGGTTCCTCATCTAGATTGAATTCGCTGCCTGCAAAAACCTCGATGTGAATACGTGCTGGTGAATTTGCAGATAGAATACCTTCAGGAATCCGCTTATCAACATTCTGAATAGTCAACTGTGAAAACGGTGCAGCCTCATTATCTGTTAAAAGACGAATATCGAACTGAAATCCGATATGAGTTTCGTTGTTCAACCTAAAGTTACGTGGGTCCGAAACAACACGAACCGCATCAGCGAATTGCGGATGCGCTATCGTGAGAAACACTAAGTAGAACTCAGGTGAATCTTGTCGATTGAGTTCTCGGATAACTTCGGGAGGAATTGAACGCGGCATCTAATCTAACCTCACCACTGTAAAGGCTACTTGATAGATTCCATTTGTATAGTCAGGTCCCGGAGATCGTTGAATGGACTCAGTATAAGCAGGACTCTCTGAACCGAACTTAAACGTCTTCTCCAAGCCTGTGAACGGATCCATTGCTGTGAAGGGTAGCGTACCTTCCTTCAGTGTTGTGTGATAGAACTCTACAAATGCGAGATACTCTGTTTGGGTCAAGCCTGGGCATTCCACTTGATAGCTTCTACTGATTGCACTCGCACGACGTCTATCAATCGTTGGCCCAACATCAGGAGTGAACGCGATCTTATTGGATTGTGGTCCCCCTTGAATACCCACAGTCCAGTTATTCGGAATTGTATCTTCCGGCCATTCGGTAAAGAGTTCCTTCGCTTCGAAATAACCAACTTCGATTGCAGACGCGGTGTAGACAACAAACATACCGACACGACCGGTTGTGTGCGAAGAATCAGTAGTCTCTATATTCCACGTAGTAGGCTCAGTCAAACCTTCTGCCCAAATCCTCGCTTGTAGTGTTGTACCTCTCGCCCTAAAACGCATCCAATAGTTAGTATTGAGACTCCAAGAGAAGGCTACGTCATCTAGAAGTGCAAAGCTTCCTGCAATGTATCTTTCAAGAGAAAGCGTATCTTGTGCGCCAGGTGTACTCTGCGTCAAGAGAAAAGCATAGCCTTCTTCAGTTCCAGAATCTCCGCCGGCGCGCAGTATAACGCCAGTAGCATAATTATTCGACTGTACTGTTGGGCGAACAAGAGCTAATATTTCTACGTCATCGATCTGAGGAACTGTGTCCCACGACCAGAAATGTCGGTTCTGGACCTGTTGCTCAAACCGCACACCCTGACCAGAAGGGAAGTATGTTACGGGGGTGTAGAAAGCGAGCGCGGCCCATGTCTGCGTGGTGGGATTCTCAGAAGCTTGCGATACTAGTTCACGAGAAGTATCATCAGTAGACAGTAATAGATCAGCGACCGACCAATAAGCTGAACCCGAAATGAACTCATCTAACCGCTCTGTTAAGTTGGCCCAGAAATGAATGTCAGAATCTGTTCCCGCACCAGAATTTATTGTGTACGCGGATGTCGGTGGTGTGAAATTCGAAGCCCATTTAGCAAAGCCGACAGTTAATCTAAACTCATCGATCCAACCGTTCCACGGATTAAGACCCGCATCACGACGAGAGCCTACTGCAAGGGCATCTGCTGAATTATTAATGGCTCCGACAAGGGCTACATCTCCACCTTCCTGAATTCCGTCAATAAACAGTTTCAGGATATCCCCAGTACGAACTAATGCAAGATGATGCCATCCCGGATTGAGCACATTACTGAACGCAGTTGTACCCGTTACCACAATAGCCGCAGCGCCAACCCATACTGTCGCGCTCATAAAATTTGCAGCGCTCTTATCGATGATAAAGCTACTTGCAGTAGTTATTGTAACTTCAGACTGACCGCATAGCCTTAGATTTCCCGCAGCATTCGCATTGAACCAACAGTCTATAGTAAAGTCACTGCTGCCTAAAGCAAAGTCCGAACTATCTGGAGTTGTAATCCAATCGCCAGTACCATCGAATAGTCCAGACGCGCCGCCAAATTTGCTTTGTGCTGTATCAATTTGTGCGTTACCGGCCGCAGTCCACGTATGTGCGCCAGCACCAACAGCTTCATCTGTAAAAGTAGTTGATGCGTCTGTGCCGTTCATATGTAGCATTATACGCGTGCTACCAGAATTGCCTACAATTTCCGTTGTACCGCTATGGGCCAAACCAAGGATAACGTTGCGAATCGAGAGCGCTAAAGAATCAGTAGCGCCACTCGTCAATCCAAAAGCGCTGTCACCAAATGTTGTGACAGCTCCAAACACCCGCCACACAGAAGTAGTAATACCCCTATGTGTAGAATTCAAACGTATATTGATGTCTCCATCAGCAAAACTAGAAGGATTGACCAACCAAAAAGTAATAAAATTATCGCCGTCAATTAATTCGAAAAGTTCAGTACCGAGTTGACCGTCAATCGAAACACCCTGAACACCGGGAGCATCATCAGATTGACCAGTTAACCCAATAATGTATGTTCCCGCTTCAGGGACGCCACCTAGAATATCTTGAATTAGAGACTGCGTTGGATTAACATCCGAAGAGATAAACTCGTATCCGATACCAAGAACGGTGGCGGTGGTTCCTGTAGCCCAACGTTGCGTCCAATCAGAAGCGGACAAGTCACTGTCCGCTTGGTACCCACCGAATTTAGTTTTGTAAGCCATGCCCTACTCCCTACCGGCGAGTACCAACAACCTGATTACCGTACCGACCGCGCATGGAACCATCGAAGGCGCCACGGGTCATACCTTTATTCGTCTCTTCGATAACGAACCTGCGAATCTCTTCTCCGTCAGATGACCGAGTAGAGTCTTCTTTAACTTGCGCACTTGAATTGTTGATAATCTGGACAGTCACGCGACCATTATCATTCGCACCAGCAGGGACGACTCGTTCACCGCGATTTAAGATTGCTGGCACCTCATTCGCGCCGAGGATCTGGCCACCTTTGTGCATACGTGGAGCGCCGAAGAATGCAGCCATCGGCATTTCACGTTTCACACCGCTACCGCTACCCGCGACACCACCTGTATGAAACAGCGAAGCGATCATACTTCCAATGGCTCCACCACCTTGCGTCTGTCCGCCACCAAACAACGGTTGCAGCACAGCCATGCGGAGAGCGATAACAGCGATGTCAGCGAGGATGGACCTGGTCAACTCATTAAAGTCGACCTTACCCGTCTCGATAAATGAGCGGAAGGCTCCCTCCAGCCCACTCGAAATCGCTCCGGTGATGTCCTCAATAAACTTCAAGTCCTTCTGGCGGAGCTCCTCCATCTTCTTCTGAGTGACTTCACCCAGTTGCCGGACAGCATTCTCGTACTCCGTCTGAGAAATTAACTTCTTGTCGAGTAGCTCTTTAAACTTGGCAAGCTCGCGTTCTTGCTCAACCTCGATAAGGCGTTTATTCTGTTTTGTACTCTCGAGGTATTCAGATTCCAACCGCTGGAGAGCTTCCTGCGCTGCCTTACGCTTCGCTAAACCACCTTCAATATCCACAGCCGCGGGCGGTGTAACATCGTCAAGCTGCTCTTTTACTTTCGCTGCCGGAGCCTTTAGAGCAGTTTGTACCTGCTGTTGCTGCATGAGAAATTCATGCGTGGTCGCCATATTCTCGACCATCTTCTTGCGACCGGCTTCAAGAGCTGCGATCTGACCCGCACCTGCTCGATTGGTCCGCAGACGCTCAATGGCTCGATCAACCTGATCAAGTTCGGCTTGCTGCGAAGATAATGTATTTCGAAGAACCGCGGCTGACTGCTCTTGGAGAGGGGCCATACCCTTTAAGGCGGCAGTCATTGCATTGAGTGCGGAAGTAGCCTTATCAGCGAGGTACTCGAAAGCCTTACCAAGGCCGCTTTCACCGATAGCCACCGCTAGTCCAGATGCCGCTGTACCTAATTGCAGCATCGCACCTTTGAGACCCTCCATCTGAATCTCAGAGACGCGTTTGGCGACATCACCTGTATTCTGCAGGTTCTTTGTAAACTTGTCGAACTCGTCCGCGCCAGCTTTCGTAAGAGCTGCAATGCCCTGGAAAGGTCGAGCGCCGAAGACAGTGAACATATCCTCTAGGCCGCGTGCTCCCGCCTTGGCCATAGGTTCGAACTGTCGAATAACATCGCTAAGGGGTTTGAACTTCCCCGAGGCATCAACTACCGAGATGCCCCAAGCCTTCATCACCTTGCGGGCTTCTTCTGTGGGGCCAACAAGTCGTGTGATGATACCGCGGAGGGCTGTACCGGCGGTTGAGCCTTTGGTACCCGCTTGCGCCATCAAGCCCATGGCAGCGGCTACTTCCTCGAGACTAACACCTGCTGTCTCGGAGATCCCCGATGCGTACTTAAAGGCATACGCAAGTTCAGTAACACCAGTAGTAGAATCGATGCTGGTTTTGGTTAGGACGTTAACCGCACGGTCGAGGTCTTTGACTGACAGACCCATGCCAGTCATGATGTTGACAACGGCTTCAGTAGACGTGGCCAGATCGAGACCCTCAACGGCAGCGAGTTGTAGAGTACTCGCGACACCACCGTAGACCTGACCGGCAGACATGCCGGCTTTGGCCATGAGGGTCATTGCTTCAGCAACCTGATCGGCTGAGTACCGTGTGGTACTTCCGAGCTCTTGGGCCTTGGTGTTCAGTAGTGCGAACTCTGATCCTGTTGTGTTCAGGACAGCTCGCACGGTATTCATATTGTATTCGAAGCTAGCGAACTGATCTGAGACTTTATAGAGCGCAAAGCCAGCAGTCAAGGTGCCCAGGAACGCGAACTGCCGCGTGAATGCTGCGATAGCTCCGGATGCTCGCGAGGACGCAGAACCCATAGCGTCGAACTGCTTAGCCGTTCCTGCGGTCGCTCGAGTTGCTGTCGAACTGAACTTCTGCAACTCCATACGCGCGCGTTCGAGATCGCGTAGGAATAGCTGCATATTTGCACGAACAGCGACTTCCACAGATCCAGCTACTTGGGTCATACTACTTTCGCTTTCGCTTTCTTCTTAGGAAGTTTTACCTTACCGGTACGTACAAGAAGGTTGTGCGTCTTCGCGAACTGTTTAATATCGTTCGCTTTTGCTCTTTTCTGCGGAGGTTCCTGTTCCCTAGATCCGAAGAGCATCTGGAACATCGACATCCTGCCCTGGTACGCGTAGACTAGATAGTTGATGTCGCATGCCAGGGCTTGTTCTTGAGGCCAACCGAGCCAGCCCGCTGCAAATTCTAACAGCTTGCCATAATATTCTGATAGGCTTACAGGCTCGGCTCCTGAGGGTTTTCTTCCGTCTTCTTCTCATCCTCCGAACCTTCGTCTTCGATAGGCCGACCGCCGTTGTTGACGATGTGGATGAATGAGATCAGAGATGCCCTGAGATTCACGAGACCCGTCTTATACACCTTCTCCTGAAGATCTTTGTTGGTCGTTCGGCGAAGACCGATGCCAACAACGGCAACGACCGTATCGAAGTCCATCGCCATGATCTTGGTGGCGGTGTCGTGTGGATTCCCGTGAAGCCGAGAAATCCTCAGGCAGGCTTCCAACGTTGGCTTCAGGAAAAGATCTTCCCCATCGAGAGTGATAGGGACATCGCCTGAGCCCGGCAGCGGTAGGTTCTTTGTCATTGCTTCTTCCGTTCTAACGATTTTAGGCTAGCGATGATCCTGCGAATCTGCGGCGCTCGCTCGCGGAAGCGGTGCCTCTGGTATGCTGATAGCGGCGAGACCGTTAAGGCCCGTCGCTCGTCCAAATTCGCAGACGATTAGGTCGCAGTGACCTCGAGGATCTCCGTATTGATACCGACCATGAACGTCTGCCGAACGACGTTGTTCACCTGGCCCACGTTACGCGACTTCGACATCACTTTGCCGCTGAAGAACAGCGTGGAGGGTGTGCCGCCGACAGTGATCTGATCGTTCAGCGTGACTTTGAAGTTGTAATCGAAGTCAGACGTGAACGCCGCGAGGAGGGCGTCCTGTCCAACATCCTCGGGATCGGAACCGCAAACGATTGTCATCGTGCCGGCGTTGAACGATCCTTTGAACTTCCGGGTACGTCGATCGGCCAAGGCTGTGAAGGTGACTTCCTCAGCGGTATCGCCGAACTCGCCGAGATCCTCGACCTCACCAACTTCGGTGTAGCTGTCGGCCTCATAGTCCGACACATCATTCGCCTGACCCGTAGTGCCGATATACACTCGTGATTGCGCAGCTGTATTAACCGTCATCGGTAATCCTTTCTACTACTCCGCTACCAAACGAATGGTTAGCGTTACTACTCGAGCTACGTGATTAAAGTCATCTGTGGGACCGGGAATAGGCCCTACGGCGACTACGTCAACAACATGGAAACCTGAAATGGTAAAGGAATCGCGTTGCCTATGAAACTTCGTACGGAGGAGGTCAGCCAGCTGCTCAACTACACGATACTGACTATCCTGTTCTCCATACGCAATGATATCACGAACGAGGATGGGACGCCGAGATACCAATCCATCCTCGTCCGTGACTCCGACGTTGGCCGAGACGATCAACATCGGATATCCTGCTTCTTCTGGAACCGGCCTTCTTGTATGAATAGACGGACCCGAAAGAAATGTTCCTAGTAGACTCGTTATCGCCGCATCAGCACTCAACGCTGCGTATAGCGGGGCCGCCAAATCCATCATTTACCTCCGCTGGCAAGATAGGCGCGAACCTCAGCAGCCACGCGAGTACCAATCAATCGAGCGTGCTGCAACAAGGCTGGCCGAAGGTACGGTCTAGGTTCCATCTTCGCTGTTCCGTATTCAAGAGCAGCGGCGTATTTCGCACCAGCGTTGACGTATACAGCAAGGGCTTTGACGTCGGGACGGAGAGTTATCGAGTTGTGCAACGTGCCGATATCAGCGGCCGGCGGTTCTCCGGGAGCCGAGGCAACGTGAACGACACTCCTACGGGTGTACGTGAAACCCGTCTTCGGCCCATCAACGATTGAGTCGATCGCTGTATTCCGCACATCACTCGCCACATCCAACAGACCGCGCATAATGGCGTTGCGCACACCTGCTGAGATTCGCGTTCCGTTCCAGGTCATTGGGGATGCCATTACGCCACCTTTTTAAAGATGTGCCGAACGAAAGGAAGCAACGCCGTTCCTTGATCTTCGTAGTCTCCAATGGTAGCGACACAAGTGAAACCGACACCCTCGAGTGCCTTCCGAGCCTCAGGTTTGTGAAGGTCGATTATCAACGTACCTTCAAGTTCGATGATGCCTGACACTCGATCCAGATATGTAGCAACTGGATAATGCAGACCCCAGGATTTGAGCGAGATCACGAAGTCGACGTTTGTAATAGGCCATGCAGACACTACCAGAACTGAATCTGGCACGTTCTTCTCCACGAACTCAACAGCGTCAGCAACGTTATTCCAAGGCTCGGATACTTCTCTGTACTCACCGTGCCGCTCGACAGACCCATCACCATCAACAAGATACAGATCTGTAATCGACCGCTTAGAAGCAAGAACAACATCAATCGCACCAAGCCCACAACCGATATCGAGAACTCGCTTTACACCTTTACCGATATACGGGGATAGGGCTTCAAACTGTTTCCGCGCACGCGTGGCTTGACGTTCACACATTCTCGGAATGCCGTCCGCATCACCTTTGTGTCGTAGCAGATACGCGATTGCGGATTCAGGGAAGGACAAACCGTCATAGACCTGCATCATAATACTTTCTTTACGAGCATCGGCCGGATTGCAGCCCAGGCCACGCCTGATTTAAATTCATCCCAAGACCATTGGTGATACGCCAAGTCGTTCAGGACTGCGATAACTTCTTTGGGAGAGACCAACAGAGGATTCTCGATCCTAGCTAAATCGTCACTCGAGATATTGACGGTTACCGCATCACCAAGAACTATTGTAGGGACACCTGACAGCACCGACTCAAGCACGATGCTCGATCCAACTGTGACCAGGACGTGCGCACCCCGCAAATCTTCTTGTACAGTTCTACCCTGAGGGGATTGTGTCGTCCTCGGAACAGAGAAGATAGGGCTCTGATTTGGTTTGCAGCGATGAATAATCGGTCTGTCTGTAAAGCGTCTGATCTGTCTAGCAACCTCAGTCGCATATTCTTGAGGAGCAGGTAGGCCACGCCACTCGTGTTCTACTTCATTCGATGAGGCCAGAACGATATGGTTTCCAGACGTCCGCCAAGGTCGTGGTTCCCACTTGAAAGCTTTGCGTCTATCATCCGGAAAACCGTAGGTTCCAAGAGTAAACCCGGGCTCGGTACCGTCAAACGCAATCCGCTGCCATTCGTGAGTACGAGTGTATCCTTTATCGAAGTACAACAAAGGAATCTGCTGTGCCTCAGCGTGATCGAGAAGTTCTTTCCGCCTAACGCGGAACATCACAATAGCATCGGCCTGATTATCGACATCGCCGAAGATTGGATACTCTGTTACGGTATCGCCCTGTGCCAAAAGCGCAGTATGAAAGACGCCAGCGAATTGTTGGCATCTCTCTTTTTCACTTCTGTAGAAGGCGGCATGCATCAGGTAGGATCCGCTATCTGAAAGCTTTGTAGTTCCCAAGTTGCGATTGCAGGATCTTTTCCAAGCGCGCGGACTTGGTACCACACGCCCCGGAAGCGAACTTGATCATCTTTACGAGGGTCGATAGAAAGGCTACCGGCGATAATCAACAACTTCACGTCGGATTCAGGAATGCCCGCAGTAGCTTTCTGGAAAGCAGAGAATACGTCGACGAAACCCTCTAGATTGTAGTTGGTATACGTCCTCGTCGGATCACCGTTCGCATCAACCGTGCTGCTGAGCGTCGCTCTGCGCAGAATCCCCTTTAGCAACCTTCCTTGGAAGCCGCTGCGAATCGCGTTCCTTAACTGGGTTTCCAGAAACGACGCCATCTTCGGCTTCCTTCTCTTTCCGTTGGACGATCTCGGCCAAAGCGATTGTTTTGGCGCGATCGCTTCCCGGTCTTGGGGTCTTCTGTCGCTGCGCCAACCAACTGATGATAGCGGCAGTCGGCAGTTGTTTAAAATCAATCGAATGCGGCACTACAAGCGCGTTGGGTATCGAGTCACCCTGTACGATAAAGCGCTGTTCGAACAACTGACGTAGCCGTCGAGTTGTTAGGAGCGTCTTATCGATCACATCACCATCTTTGAATTCCTGACCGTTAAGACGGATCCCACGACGAACAGTAAATTCACAATCACGGTTGAAGGGTGCTGGGCGCGGGAAAGCTGTATACCTGGACATTGTTGCCATTCCTTTTATTCCAGGGTTAATCTTTAGTAATAACGCTAGTCAACTACTAGCTTAGGTCACCACGTCATTGAAGAACACGCCGAGGTCGGCCGACACGCGCTGAAGATCCCATGCCATACGACCCTGGAAGAAGTCGCTGTGCGCGCGATCGTCACGACCGGACTCGATGACGCCGCCCATCGCATTCGTGGCGCCGGGGATCAGGCCAGTCCAAGCGAAGTTGGCAATAGCCGTCGGAGAGTCGAGGCCGGGATTCGGCTCGATGTATGCCAGCAGCATCGCCTTCTTGTCGACGATGAAGTTGAAGCTGTCCGTGGCACCTTCGGCTGCCGCATTGTAGACAGAACGAGCAGTCACGACCTGGTCGACGTCGAACAGGGCCGCCAGGATCATATCGTCGGCCACGCCGTGCTGAACGTATTTGATGCGGTCAGCAATATCGGGATGGGAGCGCAGAGTCCGCTTCACGTCGGCACCAAGAACGAGCTTGTTCGGCATGTAGCCGGTGAGTTCGTTCATCGCATCCTTCGCCGCATCGATAACGCCGATCGGATCGGAGGAGGCATCACTGAATTGCAGGAACTGGAGGTTGCCGGGAGTTGAGGCGACACCTTCGTAGTTCGTGGTCCAGATTCCGGTGCGGAAGAAGTTCTGCGCCCACACGCGATCCTGCTTGATGAGATGCTTCTGCGTGAGCAGGATCGTAGCGTTCTCATCGAGGCGAATCGGATCGTCGGCGTTGGCGCGCTGGCGGTCATCGACAGTATGCTCCAGCGCGAACTCGACAGCGCTGTAGGTGCCCTCGCCGATCTTGTAGCCGACCTGAACGGGACGACCACCGAGCGGACGGGGAGCAGCCTCATCGCGCCAGAAGTAGCCGCGATCGTAAACGACGAACTTGTCGGTCTGTTTGAGGACCGGAATCACTGAGGCGCAGCTCTGTGCGATGAACCGCGCCGAGTCCTGAACGAACATCACAGAGAAGTCAGTCAGGTAGCGGTCGACGTGCAACGTCCCTTCGATGTTCGTTGCCGAAGGAGAATTCTTTTGAATGCGCATTTACTTCTACTCCAACACAAATTAAACCTGATCGCGACTCGAAAGAATTACGCCACGGTGCCCGGGATCAACGTAACCGGAATCACGTCACCGGAAACACCAGCCACGAGTGCGACACCGATCGAGTAGAGCGCCGACGTAGCTGCGACACCAAGGCCGGAAGCATTGGACATCACCCGCTGACCGGCCTGGACCGTGCCGCCGAGCTTGACTTTGGCGATACCGAACATCTGAACGGTGGCAGGCTCGTCAGCGACAGCCTCCTCATACACGGTACCGATCGCCAGCGCACCGTTGCCGGCGAGAACGATTTTCTGCTGCTGGTTGAGCGCAACGATTTTATTCAGATCGCCGGTGAGATCCTCGCCAGCCGTCTCCGCGTACATGAACTCCGCGGGCACACGAAAGATTGCCATTTCCGTTTTCTCCAAATCTTCAGTAATGAATCAAGGTCGGGGGCTGAGATTCTACACCCAGCCCTCTCGACTAGTTGGCGTCGGACTCACGGTACTCGGCGAACTCGTCCGGGTATTCCGTGCGCGCCTTGGTCATCGCAGCGGCGTGGCCGAGACTGTCACGCTTCTGGATTTCGCGCACCTTGCCCATGAACGGATGCGAAGCACCCTTCCGCAGGCCCGACTGGCGGCCGATGTCTTCGCCGCCGCCATCACCGAGACGAGTGAACGCCGACTTGATGGCACCCTCGCCGGCCGCCAGCATCTTCACGATGGTGCTCTGGACGTCTTCGGAAAGACTCTCGATCCCCTTCAGGACGTGGGCCTTCTCGAGGTCGGTGCCGGGCAGGTTCGTGTAGGCAGCCTTGGCCACCTTCTCGTAGTCGCCCATCAGGCGAGCAGCCCGCTCGGTATCAGCCGACTTCTTCGCCGACTCGATTTCCTCGGACTGCGCCTTCAGAATAGCGAACATCTCATCGCCGACCGAAGACTTCCGAATCGTCTGGCCTTTGACCGTCAGGGTCTCGTCGTCGGCAGCCTTGCCCATCTTCTTCTTGCGATCGGTAGCCGACATGCCGCGGAAGGCCTTCTGCTCCTCGCGGCCCAGGCTGGACATGTAAGCCTTTTCCTGGTCGTTCATCGAGGCCTTGGAGGTCTCCACCTCGAGCGAAGTAGTGAGCTCCCCGACCTTAGCAGTCAGGGTCTCGACCTGAGTCGTCAGTTCAGCAGCCACACCAGCATCCGTAGAAGCCTTCGTGAGATCCTCGAGCTTCTTCTCCAGGGTAGCAATCTGCTCCTGCATCTGCTCGGCACTTAGAGCTTTCTTCACCATTTCCGAGATTTCCTCATTTGATTTGCCAAGCGCTGACATCATTACAACGTCAGCGTCACTCCACATCCGCCGTATGACGGACATGAAATCCTCCACCGTATTCCGCATCATCGTCAACTTAGTCTCGGCGGGTACGGAAACATCACCAGCAATTGATTTAAGTGAGGTGTCCATCGCGTAGATGATGGGGCACACATCTTCAACCGCTTCGTAGTATTGTTGGCAGCGCATCTCCTCCACAACAACTGTAGAGAAGGGAACGGCGCCGTCCATGGGGTCAATATAACGTTTCGCAAGGACTCCAATATCGAGTTTATTCATACTCACGTCTCCATCTGCGCTTTTGATAATGCGCATCAGTGCGCCCTGTTGCGCCGGAGTATCAACACAACTGATCTCTCCGATCTCAAAAGACCTCATAATCTTCTTTGGCTTGGTCATGCTTCAACCTCATCATCAAGCAAGCGGCGACCGCCAATGCTGAACCCGGTGTATGTTCCGTTCTTAAACTTCTCGAGAATATCGGGTCTGTCTACCTTCATACCGATCATCAAGCCAGTGACATGGGAATTAACTCCCATCGCTTTCGCAATACTTGTTGTCAAGGGAAATGCGAAGATTACTTCTCCCGCACGTTCTACTGACTCAGCGTCATTGCCTCGATACCTGTGTAGGTTTCCACCGATGCGAGATTTCTGCATGTAGTTGGCGGAAGCAACGAGCATCGAATCTTCAGGGATATGATCATCCTGAACATCGAAATAATCCTTGCCGCGAATCTTCGAGATGATTGCCCAACCAAAGACGATGCCGAGTTCTTCGTTGACTTCCTCGACCTTGGCAATATGATACACCTTCTCCGTGATCGAATCCTGCCAGTCTTCTTTTACAACGTTGAAGCGCTCAGGACCAAAGAGCAGCACACCTGTAAAGGGATGCACCTTGGTAAGATCAACGTCACCAGCATCCCAGGAAATCGTCACGTGCGGGGTGTACTGGAAGTGATCCCAGGTCGCACCAACGGAGCGCAGATA